GTTCACGACGCCACCGCAATCTCATGAAAGCCCGCATTCGACACGAGGACCGCAGCGCACGCATTGCGCACGCAGATCGCACCGCGTTTCTGCGCCACGTCGATTACGTCGCCCCGATCCAGCACAGCGCCCAAGATCAGCCGACGGTGGCGCCGCTCTGGACGCCCACAGAGCTTGGAGGTAATCTTGCCTTATGGCTCGACGTGTGGGACTCGCCCGTGCAGACACGCACCGCGTACGATGGCAGTGAGCGCGTGGAGGTGTGGGAGGACCTGAGCGCGAGTGGCAACGACGCGGAGCAAGCGGTGGCAAGCGAACAGCCTGAGTTGCGGGCAAATTCTGTGTACTTCAATGCCATTGAGTGGATCAGCGTGCCGCTGCCGCCTTCCGCCTACGACCTCTATTTCTTGCTCGACACAAGCGACGATCAACACCTATATATAGGTAACATCGGCGCAGGAGAATATGGTTTTGTAGCTGATGATGGTGACTCTGAAACGATGATACATCAAAATTATGCCTCACCTACGCTACACGTCGACGGCCAACAGGTGTATCCTACAACCCGCAACGATGTATATCAGTTAACAGCTACAGGTACACACAAACTCATAGGGCACTACGACGCAGACATCACAGCATTTACGAAGCCGCGATTTGGGATCTACAAAGACGGAACGAACCGGTACAACTACGCAGGCCACCTGTCAATGCTAATCGCTGTGACGCCAGCCGTCGAGCGGCAAAAAATAGAAGGGTACATCGCCCACAAGGCTGCGACAAACGGAATCGCAGAGCCTCTACAAGGATTGCCCGCCTCGCATCCCTACAAAAACAGCGCGCCAAGGCTATGATCTGCTGGCTCTACCAAAGCGAGGGCAAACCCGCTCGCGTCTGCGACTGCACGGCGGACGCACGCGGATGGGCGCCAGGCGACCCGACAGAATGCTGGGCACGCGTTCGAAAGATCGACGCCGGACCTCTCGCGGGCTACTGGTACATCCCGCGCCCGCCCGAAGATGTGCGCGATCAGGTGCCCCCGGATTGCGAGCCGGACTGCGTGGAGCCGTGGAGTCCCGACTGGCACACAGGCCCCGACCTGATATGAGCGCAGGAACATCATTTGCGACCCTGTGTGTACCGCTGTAGATTGAACCTCAGACGCCATGCCCTATAGCATCGAAGAAGACGTTGCGGAGTGCGACGGATACGCCGTTGTGAAAGACAGCGACGGCACCGTCATGGGCTGCCACGAGACCGAAGCTGAGGCTGCTGAACAAATCGCAGCTATTGAGGCCAGCGAAGACGAGCGGGCTGAGGGCGTGGACACCACGCCGACCGAAGCCATGCAGGACGCCGCCCGCCGTGGCCTGGAGATGCACGAAGAGGGCAAGGGCGGCGACGGCCTGGAAGGGGCCACCGTCCGCGAAGCGCAGCGCATGGCCGATGGCGAACCGCTGACGGAAGCCAAGGTCCGCAAGGGCAACGCCTTCTGGGGCCGCAACGAAAACTACTGCAACGAGGGTGCCAGCGACGCACAAGTCACCAGCCGCTTGCTGTGGGGTGGGTGCGGCAGCATCGACTGGTTTGCCCGCAAATACGACGCCTTTGAAAATCCCGACGACCGCATGAGAGCCGACGCAGATGATTTGAGCACAGGTGACCGCGTCCGATGGGATTCCAGCGGCGGGACGGCGTACGGGGAGATCGAAGCCAGAGAGACGAGCGGCACGATTTCCGCCGAGCCGGACGGCCCGACGATGAAGGGCACCGAGGATAACCCGGCGTTCGGCGTCCGTGTGTATCAGCCGGGCGACGACGGCTGGGAGGCGTCCGATGTACTGACGGTCCACCGCGCGGGGGCGCTGACGAAGATCGAGGGCTTCCCCGAGGACCGTTCGGCGCCAGCCGTGCACACTGGCCTCCAAGAGCGGGGTCCACAGTTGGGCCAGTATCAGCGCCGGACCTACAACGCCGACGTGCGGCGGTCCAGCGACGATCAATCTACAACCGTCATTATCAACACCGACGCCGTTGACGGGCATGGCACGATTGTCGACCCGGAGGGGATGCGACTCCAGCACGGCAACCGCCGGTTCAGCCGCAACTTTTTCATCAACCACGACATGAACCTGCTGGCGGGCCACAGCCCGGACCCGCAGTATCGCGGCGGCTCATTGCAGGTGCAGGTGCACGACGACGCCTGGGACCACGAAGATGAGCTCATCGCGCGCTGGTACCGGAAGGTGAAGAACGGCCTCCTCGGGCAGGCCAGTATTGGCTTCATGCCCATCGACGGCGAGTATGAGGAGCGTCATGGCCAACGCGTCTACCGGTACACCGAATGGATGCTGCGAGAGTGGAGCTTCGTTCCGATTGCCTCCAACCCTGAAGCGGATGTCATGAGCCGGACCCCGGCCTTACGCCTGGAACAACGACTCACCCGAATCGAACAACAACTTGCACAGGTCGCCCCCGAAGTGCCCGACCCGTCCGAGGCATCGTCCCGCGCGGAAGTGCCGGACGAAGCCTCTGCCGACCAGGACCCCGAGGGCAAGAGCCAGAATGGCTCACAGGCCACCGACGACAGCGGTGAGAGTGCCGCACAGCGCGTCATCACTATTGAGGACGCGAAACGCCTTCTGCGTGAGCACGATCGCAAGCGCGACCAGAAGGCTGAGGAGATCGCTAAACGCACACTTGGAATGGCCTAACCTATGCCCACGAGCACCGACACCGACAATCGCGACACCGACGGTCAGCAGGTCGTCACCCTTGACGAAGTAAAGCGGGAGCTTGAAGAGAACGCCGAGCCGTCTGCCGAGGACATTGAGGCCGCGATTCAGCGGCTGCAGCACGAGCGCGGCACCACCGACAAGGACGGGCGCATCAACCCGAGCCCTGGCGAAGAGACCGGCGGTCCCACGCGGATCGTCGGCCCCCTCATTGAGCCGTGGAAGCGGCGCACCGTCCAGTATTTCGACGCCCGAGCGGCGCAGTTTGAGGCCCGCCACGGCATCGGTGGCACCACGCGGACCGAAGCGGAGCGGCAGATGCAGGCGTTTCGCCAGGACGTCGCCACGATGGAGCGGCGCCAGATTGCCGACGAGTTGGAGCGCTCCGTCGAGATCTTCGACGAGGGTGATTTGTCCGACTCGAAGCGCGCGGCGTACGTCTCTGCGCTCCGGCTCACCGACGTTGAGGAGCGTCTACACACCACGTCAACGTCCACCTCGTCGCCGACCGTGGATGCAGGCTACCTGCTCCCGAAACCGTTCTTGGCAGAGCTGTTCGTGATCCTTGAGGATTACGGCCTTGTGCGGCGCCTTTTCCGAACGGTCCCGATGTCGAGCAAGAGCCTGGACCTAAAGAACGTGCTCGGCAAGGTCGTCGCGTACTGGACCGACGAGGGCGCCAACATCGAGGCGTCCGACCTGCAACTCGACGAGGAGGACCTCACCAACAAGGGCTTGAAGGGCATCACGTCCTGGACGCGCGAGCTTCAGGAGGACATGGCAATCAGTCTGCTCCCCGCCGTTCAGGAGCAGTTTGCCGAGTCGATTGCTCAGAAGGAGGACGAAGCCGGACTGCTTGGGGACGGCACCAGCACCTACGGCAGCTTTACCGGCCTGCTCAACCTGTCCAACGCGAACACGGTCACAGCCGCCGGGGGCAATACGACCGCAACCAGCGCCGTGACGGAGGACAACCTTCGCGCAATGCGAGACGACTTGTCCGAAGCCCGCAAGATGAACGCTGTGTTCATCATGTCCGACACGATCAAGTCTCTGGTGGCCAAGATCGAGGACGGCAACGGCAACCGCATCTTTCACGAGACGATTGACGGTGCCGAGCCGGACCGGCTGTTGGGCTACCCGATTGAGGTCTCCGAGGTAATGCCGGACGCGACGGACGTGAGCGCAGGTGATCCGTTCGTCATCTTCGGCAACCCGCAACGGGCGCTGCTCGGCCAGCGTCGCGGCGTGACCGCCGACGTCTCCGAAGAGGCAGTGATCCAGGACACAAATGGCAACATCGTCTACAATGCCTTCCAGGCCGAAGGGTCTCTCCTTCGGATCTCTGAGCGCGTTGGCTTCAAGGTGCCGAGCGCCTGGGAGGACAGCTTCTCCATCCTGGAGACTGCGTCCAGCTAATTGCTGATGGCTTGACTTGACACGGCACCGCCGGGGCTTTTGCGCTCCGGCAGGTGTCCTCTTTTTGCACTGCCCCTACACATGACATGGCTTCGACCTACTACCATTTGATGAAGCGTACTGGCAGGACGACCGGAAAGACGGGCGATCCGGGCCAGACCTACACCTACGACCGAGGCAACATTGTTGTGGCGCCGAAAACCGAGTTCAACCACCTTCCAGACGGCGCGACCGCGCGGTTTGAGTCTGAGGAGGAAGCAGAAGAAGCGAAGGAGAAGTACCTCAGCGAGTTGGGAAAGTAACGACGGGCGGGACCTACCAATCCCGCCCCGAATTTGCGGACTCGCAGGTGTTCAACCGAGGCTGACCGCTAAAGCCCAATGGCGTACCGCAACCTCATCACATACGAGCGGCTGAAGGCTGCGGACTCGGCGAAGATCACTGAGAACGAAACCGAGCCGGAGACCCGCGCCGTCATTCAGGGTGTGAGTTCCCTGATCCGGTCGCGGCTGGGACGCGTGGTGATCGTAGAGCCGGTTACGCAGCGCTTCGCGTGGCACGACTGGACGAAAGATGAAACTACGCACGGCAGCAGCGACGTGCGGGCCTACGCCGACGAACAACCGCTCGTAGAGATTGCGCCAGACAGCCAGCAGCCGAGCGACGTGGTTCGAGACGCCGAGGTGCGCACGGACGAGACCTTTCGGGCGGCAACAGATAGGCCGGGCGCCCTCCGGTACTTCGCCGGGTGGCGTCGTCCTGACCAGGTGCTGTCCAGTCCCGGCCCGGACGAAACGACGCTCCCAACCGGTCCGGGTGAGGTGCTGGAAGGTCTCGCGACGCTACCGCCCGCGCTGCCGGGTGTGTTTCAGCAGGTTGCAATTGACCTCACCCTCCACGTCATCAAGCGTCGCGACGAGAACCTCGGCCAACGCTCAACCCGCTCCATCGGTGGGCAGAGCTTCGTTGTAGAAGGCGCCGACAGCGGCTTTATGCAGCGGCAGATTGCCCGCCTCTCTCGATACAACCGCTCCCACGTTCACCGGCGTTAGCGCTCATGTCGGACAGCCTGCAAGACCTCAAGGATGCGATACGAGTCCGACTTCTCCGGGTGATTATTGATACGGTGGAGGACTTGCTCCGTCAGGGGAGCAGCCGCATTGGCGCCATTGCAACGAGCCGCTACATGCGCGACGCGGGCAAGGCTGCTGGGCGTGGAGACGTGACCCTCGGCCCGAACCGCACGGATACACTGCGGATCGTAACCGGGCGGCTTGGGCGCAGCCTGACGGGTGCCCGCACGGATCGGGACGCCCCGGAGAGCATCAGCCGGGTCGATGTGATCGACGAGACGGTGCGCCTCATTAAGGGGACGCGCGTCGAATACGCAGAGGTACACGAGAAGGGATTTCAGGGCGCGGTTGACGTTCGCCCGCACCGTCGCACGATGACGCAGGGCTTTGGCCCCGACACGCTCTACCCCATGACGGTTGTCGTTGGGCGACACACGCGACAGATGGACATTCCGGCCAGGCCGTTTCTCGGGCCCGCTGTTGAGGACTACATGCAGGAACTGCGCCAAATGGCACCCGCCGAAATCCGCAACGCAATTCGTAAAGCCCTCCGAATCGAATGATTACCCGACGCCAAAAGCAGGAGGCCCTTACGGCGCTTTGCGCAGAGATCCTGACAGCCGTTCGCGGCGGCCTAAAGAGCAACGCTCGATACCGCGACGTCGGAACCGGGCGCTCCGACCAGGACGAGATCATGGGCGACCCGGTGTACTACCTGGAGACCTATTTTGCGCCAGAGCCGTCGTCGCGCACCGTGGGAACACTTCAGGGCGCCGCGTCGGAAGTTGCACACGTCTTTCAGGTGAGCCTGTGGTTCGAGTATAGCGACGGGGACACCTACGCCGATAGCTCACAGAGCGAGTACGAAGCGCTTGTGGAGGGCACAGGCGGACTGCTCACGGTGCTTCGTGGCAGCCCCGAGCCAGAAGCGCCCGGGCACCCCGACGTTTCCGATTGGCCTGACGGAACGGAGTTGGGCCAACCGCAACAAGTGGCTGAACCCATCGTAGACCTCGACAACCGGGGGCGGCTGGCGCACTTGCTCCGCTTTCAGATTACGCTTACGCACACGACCCTTTAACACTGACTGACGCAGAGACATGGCAAAGATTGACATTCCGCAGCCGCGCAACCCGCTCCCGAAAGGCGGCTCGTCCCTCCTCCAGATCGGCATTACCGACGAGGAGGCCGACGAGATTTGGGCAGGTCGGTTTGCGCACACGATCACTGAGATTACGAGCGGGCCAGACCAGATCAAGATTGAGGTGGATCGCGCTCCTGACTATGAGCCGGGCGCGTCATTTCGCGTTCGGGGCACGTCGAGCAACGACGGGATCGTAACCGTCTCCTCTCAGCCGACGTGGGGCGGAAGCGATATGCTGATTCCGGTCAACGAGACAATGGCAGCTGAGACCCCGCCAGCAGATGCTGTCATTGAACCTGTGTGGCTACGCGGCGGGTGGCAGCCGCTTGCAAAGAACCTGGGCGGTGGGACGCTGACGGAGTCACAAGATGCCGAGCGCGTGCGGGACGAGTTTGGCTCTGAGGTTGGTGAGGTCGTGACCAATCAGGAGATCGTCATCGCCAACGAGGTGATGGCGAATGGCGACCGCTTTTACTTGCTGGTCAAGTGGCTGGAGGGCGAATTCGTTGAAGCCCGCTACCCGTTGCCCACGCGCAAAAATGGCAACTTTGAGGTGATCGGCAGTGATCGCTATGCAGACCTTCGCGCCTTTCCGCGTCTCTCCGCCTCGGCCAGCAACCGCGAAGAGCAACTCAACGACGAGAGCCAGCGCAGCATTTCGTTTGAGGTTGTGGCCAGCAAGCCGTCGCCCACCTCCGATTACAACGAGCCAATGCTGCGTGAGACCCTCAACTGGGACACGCAATCCGGTTGGCCGACGCCACGGTTTGATCCGTGGAAAGACGATGCGTACACCAGCAGTCGAACCACACCGTAGCTATGATTGATCGCATGAAAGGATACTGGGAGCGCATGTGGTGGCGTCTCTCCGACGCAGCCGAGCGGCTTTCTGCCTGGCTGCATCCCGGCTACCGAATCGCCCCGATCACACCGAAGCGCTACCAGCGCGTCATGGCGTTCTGGCAAGACCTCGGCTTTGCGGAGGCCTGGGACGCAGTCGAGTCGGATCAGGTTGGCGACGGCATGGACGGCGCCGCCATCCCGCTGAAGGGGTCCGACACGAGGGTTCCCAAAGAGAAAGCAGCGATGATTCGGCGCCGGTTTGAGGAAGAGGGGCGCCTCACCGATCTGGTTCAAATCATGCTCGACGTCACGGAGCGTCAAGCCCAACACGTCCCGCTCGACGTCGTGGAGGCGGTGCTCGCGGATTTTATCATCGCCTGCGTCACGCACAGAG